CCAAAGTACATTGGGTATTGGCTGTTTGTACCTGCTTCGCTACCTGCTGATGTTGGGTTTTCCAAATACTTGTTAACCACAACTTCAAAGCCTAGCAATGAACCAACGATACCATCAGTACGGCTTAAACCGTCAACATAGATTGGTCTGCCTTGGTCATCAGTCAAACCACGGATTGCCTGAAGCATCAATGGGCTAACCATGAACTTTGCTGTTGGTGTCCAATATTGTTGTGGCAAGCTGTAAACAAAGTTAACCACATCTTCGTACTGAACATTGTTTGCTGAACCAAAACCGTTTGTAGTGATTTGGTCATAAGTTGCAATGCTATGTAAACCTGATGTAGAACCTGTGCCTGAAGAACCAAATGCAGAAGCACTTACTGTACCGCCTGTGTATGTGCTGTTAGCACCACCGTATTGATTCAAACCACGCAAACCGTTTGTACCACCGTATGTATTAGGTGAATCTGTTTGGTCATTGTTTTGAATCATTGATAGTGCTTCAGCTTGGCTAAATTCAACCATCATGTCATCAACCACATTGGCTTCTAAACCATCAATGTCATCCAATGATGCTGTACGGATTGGGAAAGCACAGTTAAGGTCTTGCAATGTCAACTGCCAAATGTTCATGTTTTCAGTTGTTGCTGAACCGTTGTTTTGGATTGCATAGCCCCATGAAGCACCTGCGTTGCCAACTTTTGCACGGAATTGATAAGTTGCACCATCAGTTGCTACTGTACGGCTTAAACCACGCATAGGGTTAGCCAAACGCAAAGCATGGAATACAGGGTCATAAGCTGTACGACCACCGATACCTGCACCGCCACCTGTCAATGCTGATGCTTCCTTCATGTACGCTTCGTATTGTGATTCGTCAGCAAATACTTTCAATTCTTTTTGAACTTTAGAATCTGACTTAACATAATCACGCAATGATTCACGAACCATGCGGTTTACATCGCCACGAACTGTCTTTTCAATCTTGATGATTGATGGGGCTTGTACTTCAGATAGTTTAGCTTCAATTGCGTTTAGCTTTTCTGTCAAAGATACTTCAACAGCTTCAGCTTTTGCAAATGCTTCGGCTTTAACTTCTTCAATCTTAGCAACTTGTTGTGCTTCAATTGAATCTAGCTTTTCAATAACTTCTTTCATTTTGAATTCCTTATTTAATGCGTTTATTAAGTGCCTTGGTCAACTCACGCAATTCAATTGCTTTGAGTAACTCATCAGCTTCGGTTACCACCGCAACAGGTTCACCCTGAATTGGTGTTTCTTCAAGTTTCTTAGGTGCATCACGCACTTCTAATACTTTCTTGAAAATACTTGATGCGGTGGTCGCATCTTTTTTAGTAACGCCTGCTTCACGCAATTGTTTTTCTAAAACTCTTGGATTTAATGAACCATCTTCTTCAAAGCATGATTCTAATTTCATAACTTCAGCTTGTGGGTTGTTAGGGTACATAACAACTGAAATTTCACGGAATCCACCTTTAGTGATTTGGAAATAGCCATCAGATTCTTGACCTGCTGTTAATGCCATACCTGTTTCGTCAACATAGCAATATTCGTCTGCGTATGCACCAACAGATACACCACCAAACATCATTGGTGATTCTTTAAGAATTTCGTAAAGGTCTGAACCGCCTGCCGTATTCATATACAGCTTGCCTTTTGCCGTCATGCCTTGTTCATCAAACATGACTTCATCCCATTGACCAACGGGCATACCCATATCGTTGTGATTTAGAAACATTGGCATTGGTTTGCCTGAATTGCTGAATTCATCAGCCCAATCCATGAAACCTTCGGGTGTGTAGAAAAACTTTCTACCGTCTGCACCCTCTCTTGCACCCCATGTTGTAGCACGGGCTTCAATTATTCCTGTTGGTGTAGCAGATTCATCTGCTGTTTTTCCCAACTGTACTTGTGCTTCGCAAACTAATGTCAGATTCTTCATTGATTACCCCAATAGAAATGGCTTGATTATCGTCTGTTATCTTGTGGGGCGTAAAACGCTTTTTTGGTAGTTTAACACTAGGGTTCTTTATTTGTGAACCCATAATATCAAATATTTTATCTATAAATGACATTATTTACCAATATTCATCTTGCGTGTTTGATTTCCACCACCACCGCCTGTGTCTTGTGGGCTTGTGCCTGAAATAGCACCTTGTGGTTCAGCTTGTGATTTTGATAACAATTCGTTTGCACCATCAACCTGTGGCATACCTAAAAATTCACGGGCTTCGTTTGGTGTCAGTAATCCTGCATTAACGCCTGCAACAGCAAAATTCATTTGGTCTAATGGTGAACCTTCCAAGAATTCAGTTGTATCAAACTGAATGTGTAGGGATGGGTAACCTTTAAACAAATGCTGTTTCAGTTTTTGCGTAATGTTTCTAATCATTGGTGACATGGTTGACTTGTAAAATTCGTCAAGCATTGTCTGTGTATTGTTGTATTTTTGGTCAGCCATACCAATCATTGTTGGTGGCACACCAAATACACCGCACAAACGCTTCATGGTTTGTGTCTTTAATTCTGCTGTTTGGGCATCTTGCAGGGTTAACATCTCAACAGGGGTATAACTCATGCCTTGGTCAAGCAACATACCTTGACCTGCTTTAGATTGGTCAGTTGTACGCCCACCTGTCATGGCGTTCCATGTTTCTTTCAGGCGTTGGGCAACTTCTTTGTATTTAGCATCAGGGATTACTTGGGTTGTGCTAAAAATACCGCTTGGTTTTGCACCATTCTGCATAACAAAGTTTGCGTACAAATCAATGTCTTGGTCTAACGCAACCAATTCAGTTGCCAAGATACCCTTGTTAAAACCTGCTGAACCTTGCCACGCCATTTCTTTAATGTGCATAACTTGGTAGTTTGCCAACGGTTCATCTTTGCTAAAACCGTATGATGGTGTTGTTAGTCTATATGACGGGTAACGGCTTGGTGTCAACTGTACTGTAATTAGCGTTGAATCAAGGTTGTACATTTCAATCGGTGTTGTGTTGGCATCTTTTTGGTCTTTACGCCACCAAAGCGTAAATGTTTCACCCGCCAAATCTTGCCACATACACCATTGATACCAAAATTCATATTGGCTTTGAAAATTGTTAGGGTTGGTTAATAGGTTTAATACCTGTTTAGCTTTTGCCTTATCACGATTGCCAACAACACTTGATTTGATTGCATCAACATAAGTGCCATCATCTAATTGGTACATCACCTTAATTGGCAATTGTGCTAATGCACGGGCTTTAACACCTACACACGCCATAACCGTTGAATTGCGGGATAGCGTTGACATATCAACGGTACGCCCTGCGGTGGTAACACTACTTGTTGTTACATAAAGCAACTGTTGGCTAACTGTTTGTCTGCCACCGTCACCTTGATAAACAACATTGTTACCTAATTGGGTTTGACCAAACAGGGTATTAGATTCGTTATTAACGCCTTGTTTCTTACTGAAAATATCTAAAATACCCATGTTTTCCCCCAAGTTTTTCTTATTCTATATCAAAATGTCCTAAAACCAAAACTATTTGATACATACGGATTATCTAATGCACAATGAAACGCTGTAATCATAGCAATAATACCGTCAACTTTTGCTGATTTATCTGCTTCATTCTTACGGATTTTAATGTTTGCGTTCACATCCGTGTACACTTCGCAATTGCTTAACTGCCAACCAACAAACGGGTTGCCGTCATGCTTGATGCCTTTTTGCAAAATCATCTTTTCCACATACTTACTTGGGTTGCTTAATACCGCCATGCCTTGCCCAACTTTCTTGACGGGCAAACCTGCTTCATACAGGCGTGATACCAAGTTACCTGCGTTATAGGCATCATACCCAACTTCTTTTAAATCGTACTTTTGGTGTTCAGAAATAATGTGGTCATAGATTTCTTTGTCATCCATAATGTGGTCATAGATTTCTTTGTCATCCATCACATTACCCATAGTTAATTTCAATACGCCTGAATTGATGGCATTACGGAATATGTCTTGGTAATGCTTGGGTATCAACTCCAAACTTTCTTCAGGCAAAAAGAATTTCCATTGGGCTTCATAATCATCTTCGGCAAATCGCTTCAGCGTACATACTGCGTTCAAGTCACGGGTACTTGCCAAGTCAAACGCTAAGAACACAGCTTCAGGGTCACGGGTTTCTTTAATCACACATTCAGGCGAATCCCACAAATCACGGTCAACCCACGCTGTATTTGCAGAAACAAAAATATTCAGCGTTTTACATAGGAATTCATTTAGAGTTGCGGGCTTGTGCTTTGCTTCTTCAGCCCGTTTTGCAATCGCATCTTCAAATACTGTGATGCCGTGCATGGGATTGGCTTTTGCCCAATTACTAGGTTCACGCCAATCGTCATGTGGGTCTAAGCTGTATAGCAAACCAAACCAATTTGGTTGGTCAGTTGCTTCGCCATTCAGCATAGTTTCAAACATTTGTAAATCTTCGTAAAACTTAGTGTCTTTTGTAAACGATGCAGTTGTGATGTATATACGCAAAGGATTCTGACGGGCAACCATACCTG